TGTTATTTCAATACAAAAAAAGCCCCTGAAAATATCAGAGGCTAATGCTAATTTTTAAAAGACGTTTCTTTAGGTTTTAAAGACCGTGTCTTGGACGGAATCCTATTAGCAAACCAAATCTTAAATATTTTATCATACCTTAATTTCTCTTACATATTCTAATTTACCGGAATATCCACGGCATCGTAATTCTATTGCCAATTCTTCTTCTGAATATGTCTCTAATATTTTAAGTTTTTCATTTTTTTGTTTATTTTTTATTTTATTCTCTTTTTTTATTTTTTCTTCTTTCTTTTTTATATCTACAATAATTCTATCATATTTTAAATTAATATTCTCATATTCTTTTTTCAATAATTGAAAATCAACACCTAGTTGAAAATTTCTTTTTTTCAATATTTCATTTTCCTCTTTTGTCTTATCAATAAAAGCCTCCTCGACTATCTTTAATATGTCAGACAATTTAGAACTAATAGGTTCTTTTATCGATATTATTCTTTTACAAGCTTCTTTATTTGCTATTAATCCAGGGTTATTATTTATATGCCATTCAACTAACTCGTTAGTTGCATTAACAGATGTAAAATTTTTAGATACATCTATTTCGCTTGCAAAACATGCTCCTGCCTTAATATTATATTTTAATGGATGTTTTAATATCTTATCATCCATTTTAATAATATACCTTTCATTATATAAATAATCCAAAAGTTTATTAAGCGTACCGTTTTTAAACGGAATAATGTTTATTTCTTGATTTGAATTTAACTTATCAAATTCCATTAACCATTCAATAACATTAATTACATCAATTGCTTTCATAAGTATAATTTTAAAAGCCCTCTCCTATTCCGTCAGAAATAAGAGAAGGCTTCGAGGTTAAACAACCAATATCTTTATTGTACCTGACGGAATACCCTACAAATATATTAAATGTTTTTTAATATTCCTAATCCATGTACAACAAATTCGCAATGATTTTGCCAGAGAGCAATTTTTAAATTCTTAAAATGAATCTTAATATTTTCAAGAGTCTGGTTTTTAAGATGCGGATGGTTGACCATATCAACTCCGAATAGATGTATTTCAGTTGCATGGAAATATTTAAAGGCAATTACACAAGCCACAAAAGGGCTACAATGTGATTTAGGCAGCTGTGGGATATTTAACTGGCAAACATTTACCGGATAATATGGCAATAGTTCTATCTTTTGAAAATCAGGTCTATCTGACCAGTCAGTTAATTGACTGAAAAACTTAATAGGTTTGCTTTCGTTGATAGTCTTTAATCTTTCAGGAGTGAATCTGTTTTTCGCATCTAAGCAGACAATATAATCAGTCTTAACTTTTGACCAAATATCATTAACACCGATTGACAAATCATATTCAGGTTTGTATAATTCAATTGAAGGGCCGGTACCGCAAATTGCTATCTTTCCCATTGACCCGGTATTTCAACTAAACAGTTTTTTTTATTTACGCCCCTGGTGCCTCCCCAATGATGATGCACATATTCAGCAACCGGGAATCTTTGTAATACTTTATTGCTTAGTCCTTGCTGCCATATCTGGACCATTGCCTTATAACTAGGCGTACCGTGATGAATAAAACGATGATAATTGAAATATTGCCGTCTGCTCATAAGCATGAAATATGGCTGAACAAAGGGAATATTACGTATAGGATTACTTCTTAAACCGTTTGATCCTACCATGTCAATTTCACCAACGGCATAAACATTATCTTTTAATAATTCTGACACTGCCGGAAGTGGATCAGACAATATTTCAATATCACTATCCATGATTAAAAGTTGTTCATCATCAATCCTATTTATCGCATAATGAAGTCCTGGACCGTGACCTATGTTTTTTTCTAATTGATAAATAGTATTTTTGCCACCTTTTAAACTGTTTATATATTTATAACAAGGATCTTTTTTAGGTGATCCGTCAACAATGACAATCGGTAAGTCGGGGTAGAACGTACGAAAACTTTCATACATTGTTTTAAAAAGTTCCTCAGTGCAATATGTTACTACTATTCCAGTCATTAATATAATATTTAACATCGTCACCAATAAGTTCATAAAGTTTTGCCCCGGCAGGATCTGGTTTATATGATGCCAATTCCTGATGCCCGGCACCAATTCCGCCTCTTCCATTTTGCCCTTTAATCCCTACCCCTAAATTATTGCCCGTAAACATATTTTTTCGTGCAACGGCAGGGAACAAATGATAATCAATATATTTTTTGTGATATATACTTTCTAATATCGGTATAACTGCCAGCGTAAATGCTGTCTGAAATAGACTTGACCAATACATATTTCCATTACGTAACCATGTTCGTAGTTTGACGTTATAATACATAGTACATAATTCCCCTGCAATATCGTAGCCTTTTAATTTATCCATCATAGTAGATAGGTACATTGGCTTATAATAGTCATCATCTTCAATTATAAAAATAGCTTCGGGATTGTGTTTTTTTATTTCATTGATACCGGCGGCCATATTCCGGCCCTGTGTATTCTGTCCGGGCTGCCAAATAGGATCAGGATATATTCTTTTTATTAGCCATCCGTCTCTTTTTATATTTTCAGCTGTTCGTGGTTCACAATCATCAACAATTATCCAAAGGACCTCTCCTTTATAGTCCTGATTCTGCATCCATCTTTCGCAGAGTTTTATTTGATCAGGCCTTCCGCCAGTGGGGGTGAGTAATGCTATCATTTTTTTATTAAACTTAACCAGGCTCCATTAATTAATAATTTCTGCATATAGTACGACAATTTATATTTTTCAACCAAGTCGCTTATATCTATATCATATATTTCTCTGTAATCCCAAAAATCCTGCTCTCCGTAATCATGAGCCATGATCACGCATTTATCTTTAAGGTGAGGTATGAGTTCCCTTACTTCTGTAACCTTATTCCCATTATCACATAATATAAGTGTATTCACACGAATCATTGAGGCTATAAAGGGGAGTGAATTAAATATATCTGACCTGCAAAATATAACATTCGCCGGTATTTCACCTGAATAAAACTTGTTATCAAATGTTATCATTCGAAAGGGTAGTGGATATTCAGAGCGTAATGAATGAATCATGTTTGTAAATTCACCAGTTCCATAACCTAATTCGATGATTAATTTTGGATGATTGGTTTTGAAATATTCAGCGAATATCTCTCTAATGTTTTTTACTTGTTGCATAGTCTTATTTTTCCGGATGAACTTTCATTTGCTGAATTGAAATAATATTTTTCTTCCTCACTTAAAAAATTGAAATCCAAATAATACCACGGTACATGCTTGCAGGTATATGGTCTGTTTGTCCTTATTGCGGAATAAGAATATCGATTTATCCCGGCCCGGTAAAGTGCAAATGTTGTATCAGTGTCGGCATGAAAGTATTTATCATCTAAAGGACTCTTCCAATATTTCGCTTCGTGTCCTCTGATGAAATTACCTTCCTCGGAATTTGGCAAATCATTTATTTCAAGTGATAAGGCGCTTTTATCGAATTGCGGATATCTGTCAAGCCCATCATTGAGAACTTCAATAAAATCATCAGGAATACCGGATAAATCCAAATCAGGATCGGTTACAATATAACGTCCTGCTATCCCTAACTTATTTAATAAGTCTAATTGTGGATTCCAGACTGCGGTATGTCCATAATTTGCGCCTAAATGAACTACTTTATAAGGGCATAGATTCGCATAGTATTCGATAAGTAAAGGATAATCAGATCCATTGTCGATAAAAATAGGTTCAACTCCATGCGAATTAAGCCAATTAGCCATTGCAACCGGAAGCGTCAACCTATTATAGTTAATTAAAAGTGCTTTCATAGTTCATTTTCCATTCGTTTTTTTATTACCCATCCCCAAGACCGGTTAGTTATCCCACAATCAATACAAGCAAAGTCCAACGCATCGGTCGTTTTATTTCCAATTCTCTTGTAATAATCATAACGAGCGTACATTTGCCAATGTTTTAGAGTTGATGAGGAAATCAATCCAATGCGTATTTCCTTCTTAATTGTGTCAAGATTCTCAGAAATATAATTAAAAAGCGTCATATATTAGCCCTGTTAACTACTTTATTTGTACTCTTTTGCTTTGCGTTAATATCTTCAATAGTCGTTACGATAGTTACCTTGCTCATTGCATCTGATATGTCCTGAGCAGATAAAGATTCCATCGCTGCCGTTTGCGCCTGTTGGGATAGTTGACCGGAAGGCATTAATATACTCGTTCCGGCTGTTGTGACCTGTGAAGCCGTTACTCTTGCGGCTGCGGCTGTGACTGATGAAGGAGCTGAATTCTCGCCTTCGGCATTAACGGCTAATATCTTTTTAACATTTGCGATACCGGCAACGATAGCGGCAGCGGCAGCGGCGGCTCCCAGAACTGGTCCAACAACAGGAACCCCGGCAAGCGAAGCATAAGCAGCATTAGCAGCCTGATAAGTGCTTATTGTAGCAGAAGCAACGGCGGCGGCTTTCCCTATCGCCGTATTCTCCCCGAAGATAGTAGCTAAATTAGTCGCAAAATCGGCATAAAGTCCAAGTTTAGCATCCTGTTCGTCACGGGCTAATTGCTTATTAATCGCTGCGTATTTCGCATTAATTGCCCCGACATCAGCCCCGGTTTCTTTTGCCTTCTTTATTTCCTCTTTCTGCTCAATATTTAACCGATCCCGCTCGGTGTTATACATCCACTCGTTATTTTCTTCACGAGCTTGTAATAAATTCTCCTGATCGGTTAATTGTCTTTCAGCGTGTAACTCTCTGGCTCGCTGCATGTCAGACTCCCATTTTTCATCAGCCTGTTTCTTTGCCTCAAGCGCAGCCTTGTAATCATCAATTTCTTTCTGTAAAGCAGCCTGAGTGTCCTTGATTTTCTGTTGAGCTATCTCTTGATCTTTCTTTGCTTGTGCTAATTTTGCTTCATGTAATTTTTTATCCTTCTCTTTCTGCATCTCAATCTCCTCATCAGCAGCCTTCATTAATCCATCGTGGATCTCTTTTTGTCTGTCAAGTTCCTCCTGTTGAAAAGCAGTAAATTTACTTTGATTACGTTTGTTTTGCTCGAATCTTTCACGGTCAAGATTGATTATAGTAGTTATATTCTTAGCATATTGTTCTTGTAGCTTTTCATCCTTCGGGCGCAATGCGATTAGTTCTTCAGTTATTCTTAAATCTTCTTTAGCATCAGCAATCTTTAAATCAGATAATTCGTTTTGTTTTGCAATTGCCTTATTTAAAGCCTCTTGTCTTTCGGCGTGAGTCTTTGTTTTATCAGCAGAATCGAATTCAGCCATAGCAATTTCACGTTCCAAAAGGGCAAAATCAACCATATCTTTACGATCTCCTTTGCGCTTTTCATTCATTAAAGCGGCTGCTTCTGCGGCTTTTTCAAGCGATTCGGTACTTAATTTGCCATTTACTCCAATGTCATAGAATAATTGTTTGGCCATCTGATTCGCAATATTCAACTTATCCATAGCCCCGGACGTGGAAAGTATTGCATCTTTAAATCCATCAAATATCTTTTTAGCTGCAGCGACTCCGGCTGCGACCAAAGCCATAGGAGAAACAGATGAAAGTATGTTTTTACCTAAATCAGCGAAAGCAGACGAGTAACGTCCGACATTAGTATATCCTGAATTCTGCGCCTGATCATAACTAATAAGTGCCTGCCGTGCATCTGCTAAGTTCTTAACCTGATTTTTATACCCTTCAGAAATTACCCTTTGCCCCTTTGCATTGATTGTATATCCGTCTCCGAGTTTATTGAGCCGTGCAGTTTCAATTGAAATAATTGCAGTCAAATGATCCCTACTGTTCGCTTCTGAGTTATTAGCTTTAGTCTGTAATTCTACAAGTCTTTTGGCTTGAGTATATTCTTTCTGTGATACCTTTAAGGCTGCGTTATGCGTTTCTATTTCCTGCCGTGAGGCAGTTGTAGAGTTCCTTAATTTAAGATTCTCTATTGTTAACTGGTCAACTTTCTTTCCCGCCTCGACAGCTTGCTGAGCGTACTTCTCTAAGTTACTCTCGACATTAACCAGGTATTTTTTTGTTTCAGTTTCTGCCATCACAATTTAATTATTTCAACGGTGCAAAGTTTTCCACTCACGTAATTCTCTATTTTGTTAACGTAAAAATACGATTTAAATTGAGAAAAATAAACAGGGATATAATGTTTTAATCCGGCAACCTCATATACTGGCAGGTTCAATTTAACCCGCCTCAGGTTAGCTTTATAAAGCATCATAGAGAGTGATGAGTAATTTGTTATCGTATCCCCGAAAGTCATCGCTCTTGCCTTGTAAGGACTGGGTGCGTCATGAGTTGCCCCGGCTGCAACCGTTTCCCTTATCTTAAATGTCTTTCCTGTGACCACCTCAGAAATAATAACACGTGGGTCAATCTCGTCTTCCTGATCATAATCGGGATCATCGAACTTATTAAATGCAATCCGGGACACATCAATGGTGTCTAATATTAAAACTTCGTCAGTAGTTGATACCGGGACTTCAATAATATCCTGTTCAATTTCAAGAGTTTCGTCCGCTAATTGCATATTACCAGTACCCGCATCATCAGCTACATCGTCTGAGTCCTCGAATCGCATGTAATTATTTTGGCAATAATCTCCAAATTGGAACTCGATTTCATCTTCTGATTCCGAAAGATAAGCCGACCAGTCCCGGGCAATAGGAATATTTTCGTAAAGTAAAGAGTAATTCCAGAACTTAATAACTCCTGTACGTGAATCTGCATCAGGAATTAGCCCAAAGAAATTACAGATCATCTTTATAAAGTCAGTCTGTGAAATATCCGGGAGTAAATTAGCAATTGATAAACCGGTTGCGTGATCAAATATTGAGCCATACCCTACCGCTGTATCTGCTATATCGTAAATCTGAATTGAGTAAAAATAAGACCTGACAGGACTTGTCACAAACTTTAAATAAACTCCAGAAGCGGCGGAATATTCACCTTCGTAAACACATTCTTTTGAAAATCCTAAAGACCATTCTAATACTAAAGACATTTGATGATCTTCGGGGCTAACTGATTCATCTCTGATATAAACATCAGGAGTAGATATATATATACTTGTTACTATTGTTATCCTAACTTTATACGTTGCTGCAAAACGAGTCGCATAGAATCCGAAGTACCTGAATTCGTAGTCTCCAAATAATGTCGTCCCGCCGGGGAGAATTGTTAAAGGATCTGAAAAGTTATATGTATTATTATTTGTAAGCGAATAGTAATATTTCAAAGCAAGTAAAGAAGATATTTCCCGGCTTGAAATCGGCATGAACATCTTTAAAAATGTCGGATCAGTTAATATATCCCCTTCGGCTGTGAATCCTGCATTAGTTATTATCTCATCAAATATTGCTTTACATTTTATAAATGGCCAAATCCATCCGCCATATAATTCTGTTGTATTCCCGGTTAGCGTGTTCATACCTCCGTCATCTGAAGGCTCGCAAAGTGGATATAAATAGTCAGTAGCAGGGGACGACGCATGAGATAAAGCGGCTGTTTCCGCATCCCAAGTGTGATCACAGGAAGGCAAAGACAGATTATTAAGTGTCAGGTCTTCCAACTTGTTAAAGAAATTCAGATTACCTGAATAAATCGAGACATAATAATAATTAAAATCTGACTTATTGATTATCAGATAACCCAAAGAAACTATCTCAATTCCTTCATTCACGTACTTGCAGGGCAACTTGGTATAAGGCAAATCCGTACTCGTCCCAACTTCCCCCGTTAATTCAAACAATGCCCGCATGGAACGAGTTTTTCTTATTTTGAATTCTGCTGAAAAATCCGCTTGTCTATCTTGCATCTCTGCAATATCATTTACCTGCTTGTTAATGGCGATAATCTCATCATCGTCTAAGTCACATTCGGTATCATTGACGTATAAGTGCTGGGTATTTTGATAGTTTGCGGACGTTCCCTGTAAGTCTTTGCGTGTAATTTCAAATTCGATCTTGTAAGCCGGTGCTTGTTCATCCTTAATTGTTATGTTTCCCCTCGTTATATCTACCTCACTCCAGACTGAATCTTCATACTGCTCGACCTTTTCAGCCATTAGAAGACCATTAAAGCCGTCTATATTACCAGTATCAATCCCGGAGAGAACTACTTTATAAGCGAATTTTGACTTTATTTTTGTGGGTCTTTCAATCTTAGAGATGACTGAATAGAACTGAGTTACCTGAACGCCTAAATGTTCGGTGTTCATTTCTATTTCATAACCATTCGTGAAGTTGAAATAATGCCAACCGCTGAAGTACCACCTGAGATAAATCCCGGAAGCGCAATGAGAGATTAATATTTTCTTTAGTTCAATCAATGGTATATTATTAAGTCGTTACAAAGCTTTGCAGCGCTTGAAGTATGTCCTGCTTGATTAATTATTGCAATAGTATTTGTTTGTCCTGTGCCTATCGCTGTGCCCTGTGCCGTTACTCCTATTGCTGCGTTGTTAACATTACTCCATTTTGATAAAATACAATCAGAAGGTGCTGCTTCTAAGTAATTATTGCCTGACTTCCAAAATATCCACCCACCAGCTGGCCCAATATCTCTTAAATTATAATTAATAGTTGATGTGAAAGCACGGCAAGCTCTAACCCAACTAGTCGTAGACGAAGCCTTATCTTTTCCGTCTTGTACTCCTGTATTAAAATTCTGAAACCAAGCATTATGAATACTATCATAAGCCCCCGTCATTTCAGAAGAACTCCAATAAGAACTACCAAATGTTCCCGAAAATCCACCAACTCCATATAAATGAAGTTCCGTGTACATTGCATTTAACTCATCCTTTGAAGGTAAAAACCAGTCATCAAAAGGAAGTGCAGGAGTCCCTTTTATTAGCCTTACTGCCAGACGACTTGTTTTTAAAAGACTCTTTATCGTTACCGTTGCGGCATCGTAAGCCATTTCAGCGTAAAACGCATGAGTGAAATAAGTATGTGAAGGATTATAATGATAAGCGGGATCTGTATCAGCCGTCCAATACTTGCCAATCTCTTTTAGATATCTGTATTCCGGCGCCCATCCTCCGATAGACTCGAATGAACCAGAACCTAAAGCACTAAACAAATGAGTGTCGACTGCATCCGTATTTGGTGCATTCCAATGAGTTGTCCCGATTTCTTTTAATACTCCGCCGGCTAAAGCAGCTCCGCCGACAAAATAAATAAGTGTGTTCCATTCTGCAACTGTTGGTATATGATAATTATCCGGGCAAAAGTCAGATGACATTATTTCATTGTAAGTGTAAAGCCCTCCGTAAATTGCCCGGTTTGCTTCATTCTCGTCATAGACAGCCGTTCCGGGGTAAGCGGAATCCCAGTTCTTGCACATCCAAATTTGAGTCCCTATAACTCGTTCGCAATATCCTGGATTTGGAGGGACAACAGGAATATCTACGACAGGGCTAAATCCGGTATCACTTATTAAACGACTTCCGATAATAGCAGTTAATACAATCTCGTAACCATCAATTAAGTTGCCTTTAATCGGGGATGTACCCGCTTCGATTTTAGAAAGCATCCATCCAAAAGAGGTGTAAAGATAAACTTCTGTTGTGTTTAGAATTGTCCTTATTGCAAGAGCTTGTTTTTGCGATACCTGCCCGGATGAGATTGTTATTTGTCTCGTTCCTAAAGTCCTGTATTTTTCGCCTGACGTGTTGTAGCTTAATTTGCCCGGATAGAAATTCCAGTAATGCCAGCCGTTGTAATACCAACGGAAGTAGTATCCTTGCCTGCAAATTATCGGTATCCGGGTAGAAGAAATCATACTATATCAATTTCAAGAGTCATGTACACGGCAGTATCTTCAATCGTTGCGGGGTCAATATTAAGCGAACAGAGATATGACTGTAACGATGCGGGGTCAATTACTTCGGTATTCGTACTTAAAAGGGTATTGACTGCGTTGTAATGCTTTCTTGTTACACTATAATTAGCAGCTGGGGAGCTTTCATAAAGTACCGGGCTGATAAACGAAATGTCAAAAGGCAATCCTTTGAAATAAACCGGCTGCTCAAACATATTAAAAAAAGGCTGCTCTTCAATATCAGAAGGAACAAACTCGTAAAGATTAGATCCCTGTTCCTGGCTCCTGACAGATTCGACATAATACCACGTGTTGCCCTCACTCGTATAAGCAGTAGTCGAGTCTGCGCCCGCATACATACCCCTGTAAGAGAAAGTAAATTGTCCGCTCTTCAGTACTTCGGCCGTGATGGTAGATGTATAGTCGCCTGTTTTGCCGGTTGTTATTTTTGTCCTCAAAATGCCCGAAACATCCAAATCAGCATAACCTTTACTATCAGGTGAAGCAATAATTGTCAAAGTCTGAACGACTCCGTTAACTGTCAGCCGTCCTTCAAAATAATAATTCGGGTAAAGCGTTGAATCGTTAAAATATGTAGTATCAAATGTCGCTACCCATGTTATATCAGTCGTGATGGTTGTGGCTGGCGTTCCTTTAGCTGTTACCGTGCCTGTTACTACCGAATCAGTATAATCATCATATACGGTTATACTGTCACCTACTGCACCGGGAAAGGCAACCGGAAGCACTAATTGAAGGTACCCGCCTGAATCGTTGCAGGATGTTATCAGAAAATCCTTCCTGAGTAATCGGAAGTTATTTGGACATTCCGTTGCAAGCCATCGGAAGAATACAGAAGGGCTAACGGTTGTGTCCTCGTGCGCCGGGGTTGATATTAAAGTTATTGACATTATATTACCTCCATCGTTATTTTATCAATTTGTTCGCCGAACTTCTTATTAACATTCTCTATGAATTGCTTACGTGCAGACTCGTAAATGTCAATAAACTGTTTACTTCTGAAATGTTTATTGCCGTATTTATTGATATACCATGTTACCGACTTAGCCTCCGATACCCTGCCTTCATTAGTACGTGACCGGAATAGGTTCTTTCGCTCCATCCAACCATATATTTTTTTCCAGAGTTCATGATCCTTATTATTTACCCGAGGGCCACGACCTTTTTGAAGTACCGGAATCCAATACGGAACTAACACCCCACCGCCTTCCTCTCTGATTTCTATTTCAAATAACTTCATTACTGATTCAGGGATAGGATTCCCGGAGTACATATTTTTTGATGATATGATCTTAATAAATTCTTCCAGTTCCGGTGCTAAAAGTACTCCTAACATTTTGCTTTATTTCATAGGGTGTAACTTTCTGACTAACTAATTAATTATTAACTATTTAACAATTTGCCTTATTTTCAATTAGTTGTAAGTCTAAAGGTATCGACCAGCCAATAGGGTTAAAGTCGTATTTATTCTCAGGGATCTTCATAACTGTAACCGATCCTATCTTCTGAAAACTGCCTGTCACAATTAAAGCATAAATTAACTTCTTACAAATCTCAAGTAAATTAGCATAAACAACCTCGTTATTTTCTGCGGTATCTTCTAATTTAACTTGCTGCATAACCTCAATATAATGAGTCGCAAAATGTTCCCTGATCCCATTACCGGCAATATTTAAAGTACACGAATCAGGCTGAATGATAAGACAAAAGACTTTCCCCTGCTGCGCCTGATCAGTAATAACCCCTGCAAGTTCTTTAGATTCATAAAAGACCTGATCACATCCGGCTGTAGTGGCTGCCGCTTTAAGAATTGTTGTTATCATTTTAGTTTTCTTATGTATTCATCAAATGGCATCTCTCCTCCTGTTGGTGTTTTCAACCAATCGTAATATGTTTTTAAAAATAATTGTTTTGTTTTTTCAATATCTGTATCTGTGCCATCCGCATTTTGAATAAAACAAATATTTCTACCATCAATACCGCCAGTACATTTATTATAATTGGTATTAATCCATTGACCTAAAGCATAAAATTCTAATTCAGTCTCTGTTTTAATTTCCAAGAGTCCTTCTTTTTTAATTTCCGCTTTCATTTCTTTTTGTTTTTAGTTTCACGTATTTCCTGTAACCGTTCCCGGAAGCCCTGTTCCTCTTTTTCTTTAAGGAACCGGACGAGACATTCAGCGTATGGAAGTAACATGACTTCTTCATCTGTTTTGAGATTTTTAGATGCACGAAGATAATCTATTGCTGATAATTCCGCAAATTTATTTAATCTTTCGATTCCTGCCTGAGCTTCTTCGGGCTTAATTTTACGATTTAAGAGCTTTCTTTCACGCTCGACCAGGTCTCCCATTAGCCTTAATATCTGGAATCCTGCCGGGAATAACTCAATCGCAAAACAATGATTAAGATTCAGATGAGCTTTATCCATGTTCCACTTGTGACCGGTTAAGGGATAATAATAACCGATTACTGAGTGTATAATAGTCTCTATGTCCGACTTGCATTTATCAGCCAGGTATAATCTCTGACCGTAACAGATTGTGTCTGTAAGTTCATCCAGTGATTGCGGTACTGGTAATTTAAGCATGCCAATACTGAGCGACTGAGGGCAAGACAAGCCAACTAAATCATCAATCAATGACAAATATCTGTCCGGGTGTTTAAGGATGTACCTTAACTGTAAATACTTTAAAGGGATTACATTCTCCATACTTGCGTTCCTCCTGTTCTTAACGGATATTCAAAATAAACGAAATAACCGGCTGCATCTGTTATATGATCAAAGCCTGATGACTTGTCAGGGACTCCGTTTTTATCGTAAGGCATGCGCTCTAAAGCTTCAGTATATTCCGGGCAGCGATGTGTATTTATCAGATAACCTATTTCGTTTTTGCCGTTACAAAACATCCTGTTCATATTCTTAACACGGTCGTTTACAATAGGATTAGTGCTTTTAGACCGGACAGAAAAACCCGCTTGCTTAATAATGCCTATATCCGTCTTGGTAGTCGCTGTATTGCGTTGTGATCCGCTCGCATCAGGATAGACAATAATATGATTAGTCGGGTATTTCTCTCTTAATATACTACACATCTGCTCCGTGTCGAATACCTTTGTAAGTTCATCAACTGCAATAGGTTTTGTTTCAATAATATGTACAACGGCCGACATATTGCCGACATTAAAGTCCATCCCGACATAAAGAGTGTCATTTTTCCCAGCGATTTTATCAATATGATTTACCCTACGATCAAATTTATAATAAACCGTTCCTGATGTAAGGTTAACAAACTCTCCGTTTAGATATGCTTTCAGCTGCTCCTCGGTGTATTGTTCCCGGAGTCCCTGAATATACCCATCTGCCAGGTTATCTGCGTTATCGTTCGTTTTTAGCCTCAGTAATAACTTATTCTCATTGTGATTTTTTTCAAAGAAATTGTACATGTAAGCAAATCCTTCCGGGGTGCTCACAAAATCAATCTGGTTTGGCGCACCCTTCATAAACGAGTTACGGCTCGCTATTCGCTTCATGGCATCTTCCCGTATGTTAGGATGTACCACATCGACTTCATCAACGAGTGAATAACCAACTGAGTAAGAAACAATACTATCAGGATTATCCATTGACCGCATCCATATCTCACCGTAAGGAGTGATTATCTTTGAGTCTCCCTGATGATGAGTAAACGGAATATTAATCTCAGAAAACAGTTGGGTGAATTTTGGAATTAAAGCATCTTTAAATAGTCGGTATGTTGGAAGGTAGTAAGCGATCGGGACTTTAGGAAATTGAAGTAAATGACATATACACTTAACAGATGCAACAGTTGTCTTCCCGCTTTGGTATCCTCCCACAATACCGGTGTGAAGATACTTTGATTTTATAAATTGTTGCTGATTTGGGTGCAACAATGAAAGATTTAGCTTACCATTTTTATCTATAAATATCATTCAGGGTCAAAATTTAAATAGGCAAATTCACCAAATAACTCTTTTGCCTTCAAGTCATAGGCTTTTGCTGCATCAACTTCGTTCTCAAACCATCCAATTGTAATTAATTTAAAGTCTTTTTGAATCGATGCATACCATTTTCCTACTAATTTATGCCATCCAACGCCCTTATATTTTGATACTGCATTCCTATTTGGTTTTGCATTCATATTGTTCTCTTGAGACGTACAAAACCTTAAATTATATTTTTGGTTATTTAGCCCATTATGATCTTTGTGATCCACTCCTGCCCTCCCCATAATATCATTATGCATCGAAATAAGAGTTGGTTTGCCATTTTTAATTATTCTTCTTCGTGCGTACATAACACTCTTGCCAATTGCTATAGAATAATTAAATTGATTCAGATATCTAAAATCTTCATCGTCCACTTGAGCTACGTAAATACCTTTGTATTTGCCTTTTTTACTTAATTTTATCTCTTTCATAATGAAATTAGGGCTCATCAAAAGTAATTCCTTTAATTGGTATTAAATCCTTCCCGTCCTTGCCGGTGAGCTCTGTTTTTATTGGTGCATCATAACCCAGCATCTTAGAAATTGAATCAAGGGCTTTCTGTTTATCGTAAAGCTTGATCTTAATATATTTAACATCATAAGGCACTTTTACAAAATCTTCTTTATCGGGATCGTATTCACTAAAATATTTTCGTTCCGTTTTTGTATCAATTTCGGCGATACAATCTTTTTGTTCTTGAGTTAATAATTCAAATTGTCTTAACTCTATCCATGTGTTATGAAGGTGTGCAATTGAACTATAAGCTAATTTCATGTGTTCATTAAGAACTTTTGCTCTTGAAATTCCACATAGTTTTTCGAGGTCTTTTTGAATTAACTCACAATATTGCTTAACGTTAGGTTTTGTTAGGAGCTTACACGCCTCTACTCTTGCAGTCAGGCCCCCTGAATTTGGATATGCTATTTTATAAGCTCTTGTTGCGTTCCAGTCAAATATATATTCCCTACAAAATGCCTTTTGTTTTGGAGACAGTCCTTTAGTGCTTGGTTTTTTATCAGAACTATTTTCTGCCATTATTTAAATAATAAATCACAACAAAGTTATATTATTGTTGTGACAAAAACAAATTAGCAAAGGGCTTTGATGTCATCGCCGCCCCGACCTGCTAAGATTAATTATAATGATTCGATAAATAACTTGTATTTTTCTTTCTGATCTTCAGTCAATGATGAATCAAAATCATTTTCAAGTTCTGCATCAAATAACCATCTGAAAAAATTCGGGTCTGATTGAGCTGACATTTCAATATATTCTTTCAGTTCAACTTCGCCTCTATTCTCATTAAGAATCTGGATTTTGTTTTCTACGTTTTTCATTTCTTAGCAGTTTAAATTATATGTCTTATTGACTTAGTAAAGGTCGTTATTGGGCCCCGATTGTGAAATGATAACCGTCATGTCTAAACATGATTTTTGTCATGTTTTTTACCCGGCAAAGCGACAATGGCCAAAATAATTATGATCGCCGATAATATGTAAATAGTTGTAGCCATTAATTACTGAGTATCTTAATGTTAAATATAATATCAACGTATTTTTTAGTCTGTTTTATTTCCGGCTGCCTGTTTAGTATTCTCCTGTGATCCCTATTTTTAATGTACAGGGCTTCAAAAGTCAAGAACCAGGCTTTCTCAGGCGGGGAGTCATAGAATATCTTTTCTTTTACTTGTGACATCAATTAAGTCCGATTTTAGTGTTTATGAAAAACTCCATTTCGTTTATTCTTTCATATCCTCCAAAAACGCAATATCTTAAAATCTTATTACACTTTCTTGAATGAGATATTTTAGAATTAACCTTTACTTTAATCCTCATAAAACTTTCAAGTTCTTTTAAATATTGATTTTCTAATATCTCTTTCATGCTTCGTTTAAAAAAGCCCCTGACTTTTCGCTCTCTGGTAATCAGGGGCACCATTCATCATCTTCATTCCGGATTTCCTCTTTCAAGGCCTTCGACTTAAAGTCTACGCATTTTGCCCCGGCGGCGTTATATTTTCGTTTCAAAATTAGTCATCGGGCCTCCTATTCAGTTATCGGTAAAAGAAAAAGAATTAAAAAATAAGCCAGCGATTTACCGATATATTTCCGGCCTGTCTTATAACTCTCTTTTCAGAGGCCCCTCTCTCGGGTCGTTGAGCTTCCTGATGGGATCGAACCACCGACCAACTGATTACAAATCAGCCGTTCTTCCAACTGAACTAAGGAAGCGTTAAATAAGGGTGTAGGCGTGTACTGACGCCTCGTTTTTAACTTGCCAATAGCCTTGTACGTTTAATCACCTGGCTCTTGGACTTGCCTGCATCTTCTGAAACGATTGAAAGTACCATTTCAATTACCGACAAGCTCACCCTTATATTTTTATTTTCAATGAACTCATACAAAATTAATCAACTTAAATATGATATGCAAATCTAATTGATATTTCCTTTAAACTCTTCCGGCTCAAAGCTCTTTATCCGATCACTCTTGAATATAAAATCATGGTTATCGGTGTCGACAAACCAGACATTCCCGGATGAGTCTACTTCTTTTATCCATCCCGGAAGTTCTTTTTTGAACTTATCGTTTATTGTTTTAAGTATCCCGAATTGTCCCTCGTGCTGAATTAGATCAGATCTTTCCATTGTTTTTCATTTTAGATCGCATCCACTTGACAAATTTTAATATTTGAGGGAATGTAAAAAAAGATATTTTATTTGTTCCTTCATAAATAAAACTTGAATTTTTATTGAAATATTTTTCTATTTCTTCATCTGTTATATCCTTTATAGGCTGATTTTTCATGTATTTCATTGCTCGCATCCATCCTATGTTAATGTCTGTCTGATGTTTAGAAATAGGGTTTGGATAAGGGAGGCTTATATCCTTTATGGATGGTTTAGAAAAAATACTTAATTCGCCAAGTCTGAAATAAATCTGTTCTACTATATTTGATATTTCTTCTTTCCCAGATGAAATAGTATTATCACCGATTTCACTCAAATGATCTACAAGAGGAAGTGTATCACCATCATCAGTTTTGTAATTTCCAAGTCTTACATTTAATAATATTGATTCAAGTTCATTACAGAATTGCTGTTTAATTTCTTCCGCCGATTTTAAGGGTTTTTCTTCTTTTATACTTTTCTTAATATTTTCTAATGTATCATCAAAGCATTTTTTGTTATGTTGTTTTATCACATCAAATCCAATAACTTCTTCTTTTTTGCGTTTGAATGATTCCCTTGCATTAGTGATGTATTGAGGCTCCTTCCCTATTTGGGTTAATTGTGGGTTTAATTTATCTCTAATTGATTTCAAGGGCTGTTCTTCTTCGTACTTCCCGCAGCAAGTATCAGGCATTATGGAGGGGTTGACTGTCTCAGATTTAGGGTTTACTTTTTTCATTTAGGTATTTTTTACTTTTTATACAATCAGAATCACATAATTTGCAATTTAAACAAATAAACCATATTGGAA